GTTGCCTAAGTCTTGCGACAATAGTCTGGAGTTAGCTAAACAATGCGGACCTTTGTTGCGACACTTACATCCCGTGGTGCCTGATAATGGGTGGTACAACACTGTTGCAGCTTTTCGTAAACGTTGCAATTATTTCAGTGCTAAACGTGCCACACCATTCATTATAGATTCAGCACACAAGTTCGTTGAAAAATTATGTCCAAAACCAATGTTACCTTTTGATTGGACCGATAGTCTTTACAAATCTTGGCTTGCAAAATTCGGGTCTGAGAAACAGGCCAGAATGGACAAAGCTTTACAAGGATTGGTTACCTCTTCGCTACCAGATTACACTGGCAAAGAGATCTTTGTTAAAGTAGAAGCCTTGTTGGTAGAACATAAACCTAATTGGGCCCCCCGTGTCATATTCAAGGGTTCTGACGTTTACAACGCAATATCTGGGCCCATTTTTAATGAGCTCATGAGACGTCTTGATCACTGCCTTGAAGGTATGGATGGGCCTTACAGGTTTCATACTTCCTATCGCAAAACGCCTTGTCAGTATGTTCCACTCATTGAGTCCAAAGGTAAAGATGGTGAATTTTATGTTGAGGCGGATTTTTCATCTAATGATAAATTTCAATGTTCAGATGTACAACTTCTTGAAGTGTCGCTTATGCGCATGATGGGGTGTCCAGAATGGTTTGTTAGATTGCATTTGAAATCTAACAGTTTTACTGTTCGTAACGCACGTCATGGCATAAAGGCATCTTTGAAAAATCAACTACCAACTGGTGCTACTGATACTACTTTCAGGAACACTTTTTGGAATGGTTGCATATTGATGGCTTTTTTGATGAAAACTAAACCTAAATATTGTGAAGCATTGTTACTAGGCGATGATATGCTAGCTCGTGTCACGGGTTATGTGAAGTATGTCGAGAAAATTTACACTTCTGTTGCGGCCGATGCGCAAATGGAAGCCAAAGTCATACGTCATAATAATTTGTGGACTGCTACTTTTCTTAGTAGGTTTTTCATACCACATGCCGGGAGTAAGCATTTAACAGTC